ACGCTCTTCCGATCTTAAAATTATGCTACCGTGACAGTCGCTGTTGCTGAATCGCTTGTGCTATTCATCGCGTCAGTTACGGTTACATGGTAAACACCCGCATCTTCGCTGGTTGTAGCAGATTTAACGATAGAAGAACCAGTTTCGCCAGTCAGTACAGAACCGTCTTTATACCATACGTAAGTGTATGGAGGTTTACCACCACTAAACACTACTTCCAGAGTCAATGGTTCACCATCAGCAACAGAAATATCGCTCAAGTTTTTATCGAACTGAGGAACCGTATATACCGTAATGTCAAGTTCATCAGAAGTAATCACGTTATTTTCAGCGTCGGTTACGACAACTTTATATACGCCGGAATCACTCGTTGTGATGTTCTGGATCATTACACTCGGTGAATCAGTCCCGATATTTGCGGTTCCTTTCTTCCACTGGTACACATAAGGCAGTTTACCACCTGTAACGGTAACAGATAAAGAAATATCATCACCCTCGATATAATCGTTACGACCGACCAGATTTTGAGTAAATGACAGTGGAACTTTCTTCGCTTCATATTTGTTATCCGCTTCAACTTCTGTGATATACGGAACCAGAGCATCAGTAACATCCTGGTGAGAGGCTTTATTCTGTTCCAGATCGTCCAGACGTTGTTCAACGTTACCACCACCGCCAGCTTCGAGAGCAGCAACACGCGCAGTCAGATCGGAAATCAGTTTATAAATCCCTGTTTCTGATCCTGTAGTATTAACGCCGATTGCAGTTTTGTTATCGCGAGCCGTTTTCTGAATACCATCTTTGAGGAATGGATCAGAACTGGTTGCGTCACCATAAACAGCTTTACCCATCGCGATATTAGCCGCGACAAGTCCAGTTGACGTATTACCCACAATTGCGGTAACATCAATCAGTGCCTGGTGATCGTCACGTTGGGTGTTTTCCACGTTCAGCAGACGGCCTTTGATACTTGTTGGCTGGGAATCAGTACCGATATCGGTCATTACCTGAGCCATTTCCCCGCGCAGACCATCATCACTTGTTTCACCAACGATCATATCCAGATCGCTAATGTCACGTTTCATTGTGCTGATATCGTAACGGATACTACCTGGAACCTGTGAGTTACCAACAGCGCTTTCCAGAAGGATTACGCGAGGCAGAACACCAACAACCGGATCATTCATCTGGGTTTGCAGAGTAATAATGTTCGTTTCCGCAGTTTCCATACGGGAATCAATACTACCTGAACCACCTGAGCCTGTACGCCCGATATAAGTGTTGATGTTTGACAGTTCGGTATTAATACCAGTGATATCGCCACCGATGCCATTCAGACGAACATACACAGATTCGAAAGTGGCTAAATGCTTCGGCCCCATTTCGTTACGCAGATCGGTAACTTCATCGGTTAAATTACCTACATCTGAGTTTACCCAGTCATCTTCCAGCTTAGTAATACGTGCTTCATGGATAGATACCGCCTGAGCGTTAGCCATTACCTTGTATTTCACGCCGGAGCCAGTAGAGGACGGATCGACACCACCATTTTCGTTGAAGCCAGGATATGCACCCAGTTCACCTTTCAGGAAAATAATATCCTTTCGAATGGTACGATGTTTAGGATCGGTTGACGCATCCCATACACCAACTTCTTTTTCGATATCCTGAACTTTCAAGGTGTTGCTTGCTGTAGTTGCCTGTACAGCAGACATATCTACTTTCAGCACGTCAACATCAGCAACAACTTTATCCAGTTTGTCGATCACACTATCATCAGAGATCGCCGCGAGGTTTTCAGTAATGAGGTTAACCTGATCGATAACTTCGTTGATTTTTGATGTCTGGGTAGTTGTATTTGCTTCTAATTGTACCGCGTTCTTTTGAACCAGAACACCGCATCTGTTTAAAGAACCCTCGTTAGTGGTTTTGGTTTTTGCACCATCGAGAGTTTCGCCGTTAACAATCCAATTGATCTGGGTTTGTGTGGTGTCCGCAGGGACACCATCCACAAACGGGATCTTTGGTAACGGGTTAAGTTTTGAAATCATGGATTAACCCCTTTATCGTACTCGAATTACGTAGTTGACCGCAAGGTTTTTCATTCGCGTTTCGTTTCCGCCAGTACCTAATGCTTTGCTGTAATCGTTATTCAGGTGCATAACACGTTGGTCATTTTTTTCCGCGCTTTTCAGTTCATAAACTGCTTGGCTCTTAGGAAGATTACCGCCGTTCTGATAAATCATCTGGAGATCATGTTCGTGATACGCAAACATATCAGCCTGATATGTACCAAAACCGCGACCTGTATCGACACCACGCCCACCATCAAAGCCGCGAGCTACAAGACCGCGCATATCAGGCAAGTTGAAAATATCACCAGAACCGCCGTATGTATAACCAATTCGGGCAAACAGTTCTGGGTTTGAATTGCGGTTCATCGCTCGCCCGTTACAGATAAACAAGTTACCAACATCGGCGTTAAACGCTGCAAGCATCATACATCCGATCGGGATATTTGCGTCAACGTCTGTCTTTGTCTGGTATTTATTGTCAGCAGTAATTGAACCCTGATACAATGCACCACCAGTAATTGCACTGCTTTTGTTGCTCGGTACTACGTTAGCACCAGCAGACAAAGCAGTATTCGCTAATCCGGTATTGATATCTGTTGTTAATTTAACCATACCGAAAGTAGAGCCGGAACCCTTCACAGCAGCGAGTTTTTGCGGGGTGATCGCTTTGGTGTTATCAGTACCCGCGTTTACTTCTGCCTGGGTAGCGATACGGAGTAAACCTAAATCACTTTCGCTTGCAGTCAGACGAATAAACGTGTATGGTGAAATCGCAAACCCATCGCGAATAGTACCCGCGCGAACTTCTGCAACAGTTGCTAACTGAACAAGACCAAACGAACTTTCTGTTGCGTTTGCCTGTACCGGAACCAGAGCAGAGATTGCTTGCTTCACTTTAAGCGGAGTCATTGCGGTAGTGTCGTCAGTGCCGGACGTTGCCTGAGCAGTTGTTGACAGTTTCGCAGAACCCCAAACGTTTTCTTTTGCCTGTCGGGTGTTAAACACATAGTTCAACGAGCGCGGAGTAAGAGAAACCAGATCGTTTGTTACTGTTACTGATTCTGCATCAGTTGCGTAACGAGTGTAACCCCATACGGTTTGTGATGCATGAGGGTTTTGCAAACGATACGCCAGCAAAGCCGGAGTTACGATCGTCTGGGTATCAGTACCCGCGTCAATCATTGCCTGTGTCGCAATAGCAGCAATACCGCGCACACCAGGCGCGGCATTAGGCAATCCAACATCAGTACGCGCCCACGACCCAATAGCGGCTAATGCCTGTTGTACGTTCTTAAACGTGCTAGGCCATTGCGTACCAGCAGGATCAAATGTCACGTAAACGGATTTATCGCTTACGTGGTTAATTGTATTGTTCATTTGTTATCCTCATGCAATACGCTTGAAATAATAAATCGGAACTGCTGGAGTAACAGCAAGGTCAATTTCACCTAACTTTGTCCATGTACCGTAACCAGATTTAGCCTGTACGTCGATTGTTCCTACCATCGAAATTCCATATTCAGTTTTATTAGTAACCGGATGCGGAACTGAATCAATAAAACGAACTTCCAGAATTTCCCCGTTGAGACCTTTACGAGTAACCAAATCGAAATATTTTTCATCGTTGACGAATTCAACGAATTTGTTATAGACTGTCTCACATACGGTAGAGGCGTTCGTTGTATTGTCGAAAACGAACGGAAAACCATAAACGTGAATAGTCGCCTGTGTTTGATCTGGATCTGGGTTTGAAACCGTCCCATCAAACGTAATTGATTCTACCTGTTGCACCGCAGAAGGGGGGCTATCTTCCGTCATCATGATTACCCCATTGATCGGGATCTGCTGAGACAAAGAATACAGGTCATCAATTGCTGATTGTACGTTAGGGTAATCTACCCCTTTTCGAAGCTGATCGACGTTTGCACCACCAATAGTACGTTTACCACCAATCAGCGGTTCTTTCGTACCCATTTCATATTGCAAAAAGTCTGCTTTGCGGGAAGGGACTTTAGCCCCCTCCCTTGTTTTGGAAATAAACTGAGTCATTTATGCTACCCTTATCCAGCGGTGAACAGTAATATAAGGCGGGAGCGTTTTTAGTTTATCTGGAGTAGTGTTCCCCCGATTTACTTTTAATACATCCTCGCGGTATTTAGTGTAACCTGGCCCTGTTGCATCTGTGTCAACCTGACAGCCACCAATAATAATGATCCCGTTGTCATCTTTAATCAACACCTTATCGGTTGACTGAATTTGTGGAACGTTGATCGGTTTAATTTCATAACCACGTTCGCCACCAGTACCACCAGAAGTGTGAGTTGGTTGACCGGAACCATCCAGATCGTTATTGTTCAGACCAAAATCGCTATCCGATGCATCGGTTGTCCAACCTGCAAGGAACATACCTTCCGCGTAACGTGACCAGATACCAAAGCCCATATAATCGCCTGGGTTTGAATCGTTGTGCGCGTTTTCGTAGATTGTCCCGATTGGATGAATAACATCAAAGAATGCTTGTAGATCCAACAGACGACCGCTAAATGTATCCGCTACTTTACGAGCGGTTTTCTGCGTTGGGTTGTTATAATCAGTATATTCGATCCGATTAACCAGCATCACTTCTTCTTCGTTGTTCAGGTAAATCTTATCGGTGTGTTCTTTAATACCGCCTACACCGTCCCATTCCATGACAGTACCGATATCATTGTTGAACCAGCGAATAGTTACCACATCACGGGATTCCAGAGGTTGAGCAAATTTAATGCCCGTAACCACGGAGTTAACAAAAATCAGACTGTAATCCTGTCCAGAAGGAACCCATGCGCCGGAGTTCGCAATACAGCTACTTTCATCATAACCTTCTGCGCCCTCACAAACAAATGTCGGGAGATCCGCATCACCTGCTTTAACAAGCTGGCGACCGTTCAACAGTAGTTCGAACGAGTTTGGGT